GACGTTACGTTACCAATGGCCGTGTTAAAGGCATTTGTAGCCGCTTGTGCAGCAGGTTGGAAAGCACCCTGAAAGAACGGATTGCCACCAAGGTAATCGCCTTGGATAGTGCCGTATGCTTGATTCTGTGCAGCGCCAGTAAGAGGGCTACCAGCTTGAGCGCGGGCTTGCAATGCCTGAATACCTGTCTGCGTAGCTTCAGACGGGCCGACATAACCTTGGCCTTGATAGTATTGAGGGCCACCAGCTTGATAAAGCCGTTGCGCTTCTTCCAGACCATATTTCAGGTAAGGTTGAATTGTTGGGTCAATCTGTGTGGTTTGTGTGGATGTGGTTGTTCCGACTGCCATAAGCGCCTTTCTTTAAAGGACTCCGTAGCGGGTCATCCACAGAGCCGATTATATACGTTATCCAACAATTACATAGTCATATGTTTTGTTGGAGGTTGAGTTTGCAAAATGCGTGAGCGTTGCTGAACCTTTGGCCTTTGAACTAACATAAATGTTGGTCGTTGCCGATGGGTTGACGTAGTTCACAGTAAGAATGACAGACGGGACTGCTGGCCGTGTCGGACTTGTATCAGCAGGGTGTTGTTCAATGGAAACACCCGTATTAGATACCCGCCACATTAGCTGAACGTAATCATTGGCCGCCAACTCAACAAAATAGTTAAGCGACCCAATCGTGTGATAAGGGTCACCAGCGCTTTTTCTTGGTGCAAGGCCAAACCGACTGTTAGATTTGTCTATATCAGTCCCGTTCTTACGAAACCATACATCTGCATCTTGAGAATCATTGGTCGTGTTCTTAAACTGGATGCTAAACTGAATGTTATACACACCAGCGTTTTTGACGTTAATCCTTGAACTATTGGATAAAGTCACGCCGTTTGAATAATCAATCGTGTCAAAGGTTATCGCATACGCAGTCGTTGTGCTGCCCGCAGTTTGATCGGTGGAATCCTGAAAAGCACCATACGGTACGGTATCAGCATAAGCCGCAGCAGAGGCAGGGATTAGGATAATCTTTGAATCGTAGCCAATGCGCTCATCGGTGATTGTGGTCGTTAATGCACCACCTGTCGCCAATGTGACTGAACCAGTATTGTTGGTTTTACCGTTCATGATGCCATTGACAACCTCGGCAATAGCGCGTTGATCTCCACCAATAGGAGGTAATACGCGATACATCAGCGAACCCCCATCGGGTTAATGTCAACGTCCACCGCCACAGCAGAGCGCCAGCGGCCACCAGTAGGGTTTACCTCAATACGGTGGTACTTACCCGAACCACGCAAAGGCACTCGGTTGTCACTATCAGCGGCAACAGCAGTACCAAAAGTTACATCTTCACTCAGCAGGCGGCGTGATGCTACCGCCACGGTAGCAGAGCCTTGATCGACTTGAGGTCTGGCCAAAGTCACCACCGACTGACCGCCAGCCTCAATGTCGCCCGTCTGGATGCGAGCCGTCATTGGTGTTCCCGTGTAGGTAATAACCTTAGTGGCCAAAGTCCCACCAAGGAAATACTTGCCGCCAGCAAACAGAATCGAATCCAAAGGTGTTGTCAATGCGTCAATCGAGGCACTTAGACTGTCAACTTCCTCAAGCGTAGACGATGCGCTCGATGCGTCAGAAATAAAGTCTGTGCCTGCATCACCATATGTCCACTTCTTTGTGTTGAAGTTATACATAATCAGCTTGCGTGAGCCGTCTTTACTCTTGTAGTTCCACAGAATTAGTTTGCGTACAGGGTCAACCGCCGCCGACATAGATGGATAGTCGTTCTCGCTTACGTCATCCAAGAACCAGCGATCTACCTTCTCAGAACCGATTGGAATCAACTGCTGGCCATCACAAGCATAAAAGCCATCATCAGACAAAAAGAACGTCAAGCCCTGATATTGAGCGACTGAGCCTGAAACCATGCAACCCTTATTACGGCTAATGTTATCGAATTGGAATATCAGAGGCGAACCGATATAAGACATTCGATGGATGCCGCGTTCTAGCAAGACCAAGCCAAACTCACCACCTCGGATGCCCATGATCTGACCGCCATCGGCAATGTCTTGAAAGTCAGCCTGATTCGTGGCTGAAGGTGTCCATGTCGTTTCATCGTTAATACCCGACCAGCGCACACGGTATTGTTCTTGTTTTGAACTCTCAAAGGTGTTGGCCGTCACAACGAAGTCGCGCACAACCGTGACGTATTTAGCTACTGGCGCAGCCGCCGCCAAGTCAGCAAATGCCGTAGAAGTCCCCAATGTCCACGCCTGGAGTTTGGATGAGTTATCGGTGGCAATGACAACATCGCCAAACTGCGTGAAGCGGAAACGCTCGGTGGCCGAAGTGGTATAACCAGAATTCACCTGAGTTACCGCGCCAACACCCGAAACGGTGAATATTTTTGTCCTTCCAGCGGCAAACAACTTTGTTACGCCATCTGGTTGTTTACTAGCAAAAAGGCTCGTTAGATTCTCAGAAGCCGCAGCAGAAAACGCCACAGCTTGCGGGAAAGGGCCATAGCCAAAAGCCTGAGAAACGCAATTCTTAGCGTCCGTCAATGAACCAGTAATGCCTGGTTGGTCTGGCATCCATTCGCCAAAAGGAATTCGTTGCGTTGCCATGTTTAACCTTGTGTCAGCCAAGTATTAGTGTTTGTTGATTTATCGGCCCAATCGTTTGAACCAGCCGATACATCTTCCCAATTATTAGAACCAGCAGAAACGTCTGACCATGTGTTGTCACTTACCGAAACATCAGTCCACGAATTATCTGAGCCAGCAACATTGCTCCAATTGTCGCCAATTCTAATACCAAGGCATGAAATTGTTGCAAAACCCGAGATAGAAGCCGCGCTAGAAAAGTTGGCAGTTGGCAATGCTTGTACTTGTCCAAGTCCAGTAATAGACGCTGAAGCATAAGCAACAATCCCACCCAAAGCAGTAGAAGTGCCAATACCAAATATTGATGCTGACGAATTTCTGATTCTTATGTAGTCAACAGCTATTGAACCATTGCCGTTTATGCTTGCAGATGATGATCTAACTCTAAATGCACTACCCGATACAGAACCTAAACCGCTTACAGAAGCAGACCCTACAAATATCCCAATACTTACAGCAGATGTTTGGGCAGTTGCGGTGATTGATGAATCAGCACTAAATATGCAAGTGTCAGCAGCAGTCCACACGGCACTATCAAGGCTCAATGTCAGAGAATCTAAAGAGCCAAACCCGTCAATCGTGTCTATTGTCCAAGGCCCACAATCGCCAAATGCAGATGTTGAATCACCTACGGCATATCCGTAATCGTAATATCCAAATTCTACATATTGGTCAACTTGTGCCATTTAAGCGTCTTCAGCGCCATCAAACTCAGGCTTTTGCTTGATGATTGCGTACAAGGCAGCACGATCAGCACCAGCAACGTATTCGTCACCAGCGATCTGCACCTTACCTGCGCTCAAAGGTTGCTTACCTGCTTCACGGGCTTCCTTGGATGCGTAGCCGTAGAAGGTCACTTCTGTGCCTTGCCCTTTGAAGTCTTCTTGTACTGCGCCGATGTTCCAATAACTAGCGGGAATACCGAAGTCTGTGTCTACTGATTTAATGAGTGCCATAATGGTTTTCCTGTGAGTTGAATGTTTAACCGATAACAGCGAGTCTGCGGGTTGTTCCACCGCTGTCTTTAATTTCAATGTAGCCTGTGATAGCTGCGTCAGCGGAGGCTGTGCGAGTACCAAAACGTACCATACCCGTTCCCTTTGGTGTCAGGGTTAGGTCTATGTTTGTGTCGCCACCTCCAGCAGATGCCGTAACCGCATTACCAGTCGTAGAACCAGCAAGTTGCAAAAAGTTAAATAGATGGGTTCCTGCTTGGAAAGCGCCCTGCACCTGAACAGTTCCAGTTCCTTTACGAGCCAAAATAAGATTGATGTTTGAATCACTACCCTGAGCAGAAATAGTTGGATTACCACCAGTAGCAGCACCTGTTACTTGAACATAGTTGACTGCGGAGGCTGTGTGGGAAACACGCATTTGCTCTTGAGCAATGTTGTTCGTGTAGAAACGCACATTACCAGTACCAGCGGAAGTCTCATACAGAGAACCATCTGACTGTAAGCCAATACCTGCTACGCCTGAGAAGGATAGCGTTGGAGTTCCGTAAACTGCTGCTGTGGTTGTGGGAATGTAGGTGTTTAAAGTGCTACCGATTTCTACTTGCGCCCCCCAACCATAAATTGTAGAAGCACTAATATTATTTATTTGGATATTATAAGAAGCCGCTGTTGCTGTGCTTGTTACAACACTAAATCTTTGCCATGCAGAAGTAACTGTTACACTTACTGTGCCAATATTGGTAAAAGGAGCAGCGCCTAAATAAACAATTAAATCGCAAGTAGCTGTTCCGCTTAATGTTCGCAAATAAACACTTGCTGTTTGTGGACTAGCTATTAAAGTTAAAGGTTGACCTACAGCAGAATTTGTACCTATAGCCACTATTTTTGTAGCAGTATTACCGCCTAATGGGTCTGTAACATCTGATGTATTGTTTGTAATGGAAGTTAAGCCACCATTAAACCAAGGACTTGTTGCCCACGCTTGAGAACGCAACACCAAGTTCTGCCCAGTACCCTTCAGCACTTCAGTCTGAGCAGTCAACGTAGTAAACGTACCAGCGGCAGGGGTTGTAGCGCCAATAGCGCTTCCTTCCTGATACTTGTCTGTATTCAGATTCGTAAAGTTAGCATCCACCTCTGCATGAGTTAGAGGCGAACCCTTGCCAGAGCGTGTGACGATTGTGGACATATTAAGCCAATGTGACTGTCAATGAACCCGATGCAATCTTAAAAACATCGCCTGTATCAATCACTTTAGAAGTGGCTAATGCGCCGTGATACAACAAGTTTCCAGTTGTCAATGCGTCATAGATGCCGAAGTGCGTAATCGTTCCC